TGGCAATACGACCGATTTCAAGGCGGCGGTTATATCGCTGTGCTTCTTTGGCGTCTAATTCCGCCAATTCATCACCAATCCCGATAATCTGCAGTAACGTATTGGCCTTATCTTTCGAGTTCATACCCATGAACTTCGGTAAGTCTAGAGCCAGTTTCTCGATAAAGCTGTCCAAGAGTTTTTGTCCGGCTTTCTCGCCAGTCGGGTCAATAACCTTGAGGGAGCTTTTCGCTCCCTTTCGTTCGACGATAAGGCCGTTGGAAAGTTCGATATGGATCTCAGGCGGGATTGTACTGCTGTCTCTTGCCGCATTGGACGGCTTGAATTTATCGCCGCCTAAGGCCCAGGCTATAGCGTCTAATACGGACGTTTTGCCTTGGCCGTTACGACCGCCGATGACGGTCAGGCCATTTTGAGCTAATTCCATTTGTACTGCTTTTACTCTCTTTACATTTTCGATGGCTAAGCTGTTAATTTTAACTGTCATGTGATATACTCCTTTTAATTGAAAATTTAATTTTTAATTGTTTTGGCCGTCTTCTGTTGCTGCAGAGGGCGGCCATTTCCTATGCACTCATCGGGAATGCAGTAATCCCGATTCGGGCAACTCTCACAATTCATGAATACCTCCTTTAAAGAAATGCTAAAAGTACGATTAAAAAGTAAATAGCCGTTAACGTAAGTGCTGCTTTTAACCCTTCCTTAACGTAGTACCCGATACCGTGATTTCGAACTACACGAATCGGAGTGTTTTGGATTTCGTAGTATCTCCGGTTGATCCATTCAGGCGGACTTTGTAATGTAGTAGCCTTCATCCTCTATGCTCCTTTCCGTATTTCAATCCATATACACGCCAGCACAACGGCGATTACGATTACACACGTTGCGATTTCAAGTTCAATCATCGGCATCGTTCCCCCTGTCTCATTTCGGCCTGTTTTCGTAGCCAGTCATTAAAGGCCTCTGCATGGATAAGACGCTTTCCACCTCGCTGTCCGATTTTAAAGCTCGGAAAGTCAATGCTGTTCGCCCATTGGCGAATCTGTTCGTCACTTACAGAAGCCGCCTCGGCAGCCTCTTCGACTGTCATACATAACTTCATTGCCATTCTCCTTTCTTAGTAATGCTCAACGTGGAACATTAGCTCCTCATGCGTGTCTTCTGAGTCGTCAAGTGTCAGCTTGTCGGCTCTTTTTCTATGGACAAATTCCATAGCCTTTACAATGCATTGCCATTCATGCCAGGGAAGCTTTTCGGCTTCTCGTAAAATGATTTCTGCCGGACTCATTTCCTATTTCCCCTTTCTTTTTTTGTTAAGGTCCCATATTTAAATTGTTGTATCCGTGGTATGCTGTAAAAAACACCTTTAAGGAGTTGATTTTGTTATGCGCTTAGATTTAGAACTATTCAGGGCTATTTTATTAGTTGTTGAAGAGTCCCCCACCCCTACCGTAAAGAGTAATTACTCGCTTCGTTTTGAAGGCATTCCCCCGCTAACAAGTGATTATCACGTTCACCTTCTCATTCAAGAGGGCTTTTTATACGCTATTGATGCTCGATGCAAAGATAGAGAATACGATTATTTAGAGATAGGCTTAACCATCAAAGGTCAGCAATTTATAGACGCTATTGCCGACCGCAGTAGTCTTGATAAAATCAAAGACTACATTAAGGCCAACGCCTTACCCTTGACTCTAGATGTATTATTTAAGGTTGCGATGACTCAGTTCTCGTAACTCTTCATAGACGCCTTTGTCAGCCAATGAATATATCAAATTCAGGCGTTCCTGCTCGGCATCAATATCACCAAGATGTTTTTGTGTGACTTCCACGATTTCTTCCCTGATTCCGATATACAGATGTAACAATTTCAAATGTTTTCTACTGTTAAACGGAGCTTCGTCCATACGAAGCTCTTTTTCTTTTTCGTTCATCTACTTCCCTCCTTGTTTGCGGTTGTTGTAAAGTGTACTTGACTTTTAGGGCTAAGGAAAAATCTCTGCGAACTCTACGTTAAGTGCTTTGGCAATTGCTTTAATCGTAGAAATCTTGGTGTCTGCAGTACCTCTTTCAATCTCGCTAATAGACACCCGCGACAAGCCTGATAATTCGGCTAATCGGTCTTGTGTTAAGCCTCTTTTCTTTCGCCAATACCTTACTTTATTTTCGATTAAGTTACTTTCCTGCATTTCATCACCTCCTTTTTGGTCAAGTTTACTTGACAAGTTAAGTGTACAGTGGCCGAGATATTTTGTCAAGCGTAATTGACAAAATATTTTTGTGCATGTAAAATACAGTTGACATTAATGTTATTCGCTTGCAAGGGATGTGTCTTTATGGAACTAAGTAAAATTTTACGAGATTATAGACAAGAGCATGGACTTACGTTACAAGTATTCGCTGATAGAGCGGGACTTACAAAACAATACATTTCTATGCTGGAAAATAATAAAAACTCTAAAAACGGGAAACCTATTATTCCATCTTTAGAAACATTAAGGAAATTGGCGTCTGCTATGTACATGAACATAGATACCTTAGTCGCCACTCTTGATGGTGAACAAGACGTTTCACTGCAAACGAAAGATGCAGGCTACTACACCGACCCAGAGGTAGCCGAATACGCCGAAGAGCTGAGGACGAATCCGGAGTTAAGAGTATTGTTTAGCAGTAGTCGTAATTTGACGAAGGAACAAATGCAAGAAGCATATAATTTCATCAAATTCTTAAAAATGAAGGAAGAAAATAAAGTACATGACGATTAATATAATTTTCGCTTCTATCCCGCACGCCAAGGCTTCCGCAACGGCAAACGCCGACGGCAGCTATTCCATTATCGTCAGTAAGTCATTATCTCAAGAACAGGCAAAAAAGGAGGTCTTACATGAGCTTGGACACATTGTCGATGACGACTTCGGAAAAGATATGCAAGCCAGTATGATCGAAGAGATGATTCGCCGAAGCAATATTATTCCCGATAAAGTCGCCGAAGACGTCGAGTTTTACTATCATGTGGTATAAATGACAAGGTTTATGTAAGAAGAAAAATTTTTAACGGGAGGGCTTTATGAAAAAATTGCTATTAACTATTTTATGTGTACTCATTTGTCCCCTTGCGGTTAACGCCGTTAATTACGTCCAGATCTCAAAGAATATAGAATCAGCTGTCTTTGTCGATAATAATAGCATTTCTGTAATCCGCTATGCACCACCATATTATGTTATTCAATGTGATGAACGAATTCACAGTTTTACAATGGGAAAATGGGCTCAAATAACGAGCCAATATCTCTATGACTATGATAATCAGATTATTAAAAAACGATATGTTAGCATGAAAGCGAGAAAAGAAGATTCCCCTTGGAGTAATCCTATTAAATATACAAGGATAGACGACGTTAGCAAAAATCAAGCCAACTGGTGGATAGCCAATTACATCTTCAACAAGGCGTACAACATGTATTTCTCTCCGGAAGTGCAGGCCAAGTATGGAGCCAAGCATACATAACGAGCCGCACTTTTACTCAAACGAGGAGATAGAATCATAGCCTGTACAAATATTAGGAAAAGTCGTTGAGTTAAGAGGAAAATTTTAAAATATAAAAATATTTTAGGAGGTTTGTGAATGGATATATTAAATATGCTTACAGAAGAACACGAAGAACTGTTAGGCATGTTAAGAGAAAGTAAACATTTTACGTCTACTGTAATCGATTTCCCTTGTAAAGGGTGCGTTTCACTAGATTTGATTTCTTGGAACAATAGGAATAGATACCTGCTAGATATTAATCGAAAAAGTGAAATAAAGACTCGTTACACATTGCAAAACAGATTGCGAGATTCCTACATACTTTTGAGGCTAGATCTCGATAATAAACCGCACAAGAATCCTGACAATACAAAAATTAGCGGTAATCATCTGCATATTTTTGATAAAAATGACGGTTCTGGAAGTTGGGCGTTTGAATTAAATTCCCCCCAACTAAATCGAGTCTTTCCCCAATTTAACTTTTCGGAAATAACAAAAAACGGAACTACTCCCGTGGAGCAATTCCGCTTGTTTTGTTCGTTGTGTAATGTTGATTCCATGCCGAATATAAACGAACCGTTAGACCTTTAAGCAAACATTCCGACGCACTTATCTTTCTGAGACCAAGGCATACCGTCAATATCATATTCTTTTAAATGGCTTATATGCTCGGAAACGTCCTTTTCAACATCGTTTATCATAACTATAAGTTTACTTTCTTGGTCTCGGTTTTCTTTTATATCTGTCCAAGAAAATATAAATCGCTCTATGCTACTCCGGACGGGGTTGTTTAAGAGCTTTACAAACCGCTCCGGATGTGTAGCATTCCGTTGCAGCAAAAACTCAAAGCTCTGTGCATATCCGGATTTTCCTTTGATTTCAATATCTTTAGAAAAATATATGCTATGCTTGTTGAAATAAGCTTCAACATCTTCAAAAAAGAATGTTTTGACTGCTGACTTGTTTAAGTAAAACAAATCGTTAATATCCAGCATAGATTGAAACAGCTGATGTTGTGCCTCTCCGAGTCTTGATTTATGAGCCTCTATAAATAGTTCGTCGGTATTGTCATCATATTTAATTCCTCGTTTTCTAACGATGTCATTTAGTATCTTTTTTCGTTTCACTGATTTAAAATCCATTCCCGACATTTGCAAATCAGTGATAGTGTACGTGTCATCTGATAACCGAAAAATATCATCGGCGCTCTTCTTGACATAAATCTGTATATAGTCATTATGTCTATCTAAGAAAGGTACAGTAATTTCGGTGTATCCATTACCTAAATCGGTCTCTATTGTTTCTGATTTAAGCCAATCTAAATACGCACTACTAATTTTCATCTCTGCACCTCCTTAACCATTTAATTTACATTCTCTTACTATTATAAAACGGTCGCTGAGTGATACGCAATAACAATCTTACAATCATTACTACATGTTAAACCCTATATAAGTCAAAAGCCCGTACTCTGCTACCAACAGAATACGGGCGTGCCAGGTACTACCAATACCACGGCGATATAATCCCCACCCAAAGGGCTGATTACGCTATAAGTATATCACATCGGCCCTTTTTGCAACAGAAAGGACTGATTTTTTTATGTCGAAAATTGCAGTAATCTACGCACGCTATTCTTCAGACCGTCAACGAGAAGAGTCTATAGAAGGCCAAATCCGAGAATGCAAGGCCTATGCCAAGAAAAACGGCATTACCGTAATTAGGGTCTATTGCGACCGTACCATGACCGGCAAAACCGATAAGCGACCTGAATTTCAGGCCATGATTAAAGACGCTAAAAAGCAGGACTTCGATTACGTCTTGGTCTATAAGTTAAACCGCTTCGCACGCAGTCGTTATGACAGCGCTAGGTATAAAAACGTGCTAAAGCAACACGGGATCCGTGTCATCTCAGCTATGGAAAATATAGCCGAAGACTCTAGCGGCATTTTATTAGAGTCTGTGATTGAAGGCTTAGCCGAATACTATAGTGCTGAACTTGCTGAAAACGTTTTACGAGGCATGACGGAAAATGCCCTCGAATGCAAATGGCCCGGGGGTATCGTGCCGCTTGGATTTAAGCTCGATAAGAACAAGCATCTTGTTATAGACGATGACAAGGCGTTTATTGTACGTGAAATATTCCAGTCCATTATCGACGGCAAGCGTACATCTACTATTATTGATGAATTAAATGCCCGGCATTTAAAAACCGCAGCCGGCAAACCGTTTCGCAAGAACAGCTTGGAAAAAATCCTTAAAAACGAACGTTACACGGGTACGTTCGTCTGGAAGGACATTCGCAAAGAAAATGCCCTTCCGGCCATTATCACCAACGACATGTTCAACGCAGTTCAGAAGATTTTAAAAAATCGCAAGAAAACTCGCAGCCGAGTATGTAGCGATAACTATCTTATATCAGGCCGTTTGTTCTGCGGTCTCTGTCACGAAAAAATGATAGGCATGTCAGGACGGTCTGTGACAGGCCTTCCTTATTATTACTATGCTTGCAGCAATCGGCG